TTGGGGTGCACCAGGGTGATGACATCCTCGCTCTGCACGTAGTGGATGTCGAACAGGTCCGCGACCGCATAGGGCGTGGGGATCTCGTAAATTGCATTGGCGGGAAGAAGAGCCCAGATCGCGGGGTTCGTCCCCGGCACGTTGACGCCGCCCGAGTCAGTTTGCATCGAGGTCCAGGCCGATCCCCCATAGGTGACCGCGTCGCCGGCGGTGTAGTAGCGGTAAGCCTGCACCGCGGCCGTAGGCCCTGCGCTTCCGCCCGTGGGCGCATCGACGCTCCAGCTGGTGATATTGGCGGAGATCGAAATCGATCCCGAGGGGCCAGTGGAGGCAGAAACATAAACCCGCAGCTGGAGCTGGTTAAGATTGGTCAGGTTAACGGAGACTCTGACCGCCACTGTGGTGACCGTGTTGAGGTTGTAGATGGTGTGCCAGGTGGTGCCGTCGATGGAGTATTGAAGCAGCCCCTGCCAGGCGCCTCCGGAGTAATAGCCGGAGGCGGTAAAGGCCACGTTGACCATGGCATTGCCGCCCGGGATGGGCTGGTTGGGAAGTCCGCTCAGGGTTCCGGAGGTGGCACTTCCTAGCTGGTTGGGCGCCAGGCTTACGTGCGCCGAGGCGGCGCCGGCTCCTGGATAGTTGGTGTACGTTATGCTGCCGCCCGAAGGCGCGGATAGCCCTACCGGGTTGCCATTGGCATCGATGATGCGAAAGCTGTTGGCGTCGATGACGTCGACGGTGTAGGTGTACGCCACCTGCAAGCCGGTAGGCAGGGGGTTCGAGGTTCCATCGGAGACGTAGAACCTGATGGGGGCGCCCTGGGCGAGCCCGTGGCCGGTCCAGGTAATAATCGCCGGCGTGGTGAGCGAGAGGCTGATGGCGCCTGAGGGTGAAACCCACGCTGCGAGAGTGGAGGTGTCGTAAAGCAGCGTCTCGGCGTCGGTGTGAAAGCGCGCGTAGTGGTCCCCGAGTTCGATCACCATAGTCTGCTCGGTCGAGTAGACAAACGGAATCAGCCGGGCAACACCGTCGTTTTTGGTGTGGTTGACAAACTCGAACCCGGGGCGGTTCTGGGCCGGCCCCTGGGGGAGGGTGATGAAGTTGCGCACCACGGCCGCGCCGGAGGCGTACTTCTGGTCATCGATGCGCCCGTACATGTCCGGCGATATTTCGCCCCCGGCAAAGCTTCGATTGACATTGCGCGTCGAGGCCATGGGCTAGCGCCTCGCAATCCAGGGCACACTCTGAACGATCGAGATCTTCCTCTGGTTCGCATCGGAGGCTTCCGCCTGCGCCTCCCACACCTTGAACATACCGGCCATCTGCTGGCTCATCTGCGCGCCTTCGGTGCCCTTGATCAGCGGCCCGGCGAGCATCGACGCCAGCAGATAGGAGAGCGCCTGCACAAACAGGAACGAGTACTGGGTGGTCGAGGTCGCGTACGACGTGTAGCGCAGCACCGCGTTCTCAACGTTGGTCAAGATCAGCTCGGTGGTGTCGTCCGCGCTGCGCTCCTGCGAATAGGGCTGGGGAACATAGGTGCTCAGCCCTGGAGGCTGGGTCGTGCCTTGCGGGTAGGGGAACTGGAGAGGAGGGTAGAACCCCTGCGAGTAGTCGTCGCCGGCGTCCTGGGCAATGACCGCAATGGCATTGAGCATGTCTCCTGGTGCGGCGTAGGCGAACAACCAGGTGGTCGAGGGATTGTTCTGATAGAGCGCCAGGCTGGCGCGCTGAGTAGCAAAGCTCCAGCTCGCCATTTCGATCAGGGCGTTGCGCGCCTGGGGATAGAAGCGGGCGCACAGCTGGGCCTGCACCGACTGCTCAGGGGGGTCGATAGAGGCCACCGTGGCGGTGTCGCCGAGATAACCGAGAGCGAGATTGCAAATACCCACTGCATTCATGGGAGTGCCTCAAAAAGGAGGGGCCGAAGCGAACCGGCCCCTCACGCGGAAGACCGCTTTCCGCCGCTATTTCTTTTTTCCTCGTTCCTCTTCGCGGAAGCTTTCGTGCGACGCTCTCGGCACCTGAGCCCTTTCCTCTTCCTCGTCTGGCTGGTGCTTGCCCGGCTCCTTGTAGGGCTCCAGGTTGGGAGACACTGTTACTCCCTCGGGCGGGGTGTAATCGACGATTGAACCCTCCTCGGCGACTTGCCCGTTCACGACCGACTTCTGTTTCACCAGGTACTTGGCCATAGATATCTCCTTCTGGCGTTGTGGCGTCAATACGTCCAGACGTCTAGATGACGTTGATGGCGCTGGGATACTGGTCGCCCGCCTCCTGGACCTCAATCCCGAAGTCGGCTATCAGGCTGCCCGCAGTTCCGGTACCGTTGGGGGTAAAGCGGGCGCCCAGGTAGCGCCTGCCTATGGACCCGATCAGGGGGCTGAGATCGACAGCGATGCGGGCTCCGGCGCCCAGGTTAGCGACGGGGACCGCCTTCAAGGCTCCGACGCAGGTGACATTGGTGGAGAGTGCGGGATCGTCGGCGGTAATGGCTTCGACATCCATGGAGGTTAGGCCGGCAAAGGCGGTGCCTACCTCGACTCTCAGATAGAGGTCCTGGCCGGACCCCATATCCCGCTTCTGGGAGAGGTCCATGGTGTTTTGGGATAGGACCGCGGCGGCCCCGGTGATGGTCTGGAAAGTAACCACCCCATTGTTCGCTACGGCGCCGGCTACGACGGAATTGGCATCAACGTACATCTGATTTCTCCTTTTGGCGTCAGTAAGACGACGGTTGGTAACTCATTCAAACGATGGTGGTCTCCGTATTTAAGATCTGGTCTACGCGACGCAGGGGCACACCCTCGAAGCTCAACCAGCGAGCCGGAGATCCGAACTGATTCATGCCGTTCTCGAGCGCCAAAGCGTAGATCGACTTCTCCATGGCCATGCGGCGCAGGAGCGAGTAGGTCGACCGGTTCATGTAGAACGCCGGCCGGCACGCGCCCAGGTTGGGAATGCGGTCCAGAGCTCTCGACAGCAAGTGAATGACGGAGGTCGCATAGGCTCCGGTGGGCGCCTGGGTGCCAGACAGGGAACCGTAGTCGGCGGTGTTCAGGTTGGCGATGCGAACCACGTAGCGCCAGTCCTTGACCACCAGGCCGTTTTTCCATTGATAGTGGGTCTGGTACGCCTTGTAGGGATTGCCGACCGCGTCGTAGATGGTCAGGATGCCATCGTCTTCTGAAACCAGGCCGGCTTTCGATCCCTTGGGAAAGGGACAGAAGCAGGTGTTCTCGCCCCATCCCACCAGCCAGACCGAAGTGTTGGCGCTGGCCGCGCCGCCGCCCGACAGAATGTTTTGCGCATTGCCGGCGCCGGCGATGGCGCTATAGCGGCCAGCGAAGCCCAAGTACATTCTGGGATCGGTGTTAGGGGTGCCGTAGAACAGGGTCTGGGCCTGCTGTTGATTCATGGCTTCGAGAAACGCGATGTCCTCGCTCAAGCGGAAAGATGCCGAGTTGCCATTGAGCTCGGCCAGGTCTTTATCGACCGCGGCGTACGCCTCGAGCATGCCCACCGAATCGTCGACCGTCGCGGTGGTGGATTTCGACCGAGGAACGCCTTGGTTGATGGAGCGCCAGTAGACGATGGGCAGTCCGGTGCGAATCACACTGCGGTGCCCGGTGGGCAAATTCCCCTCGATAAAAACGCAATCTTCGAGGATCTCATTGGACTGGCTCAGGAGCTCGGCAATCATGGGCGTGCGCCCATCGGGATCCTGCCGCTTCGCCCAGTCCGCCAGAGTTAATTTGGTGTTATCCAGAGTAGCCACTTGTTATCTCCTTCTTCAGCTCATCTTGCTGTTGTCGTAGAAGGACTTGGCATCGCTGACTCCACCGCTCGACGGCGGGCTGCCAGTGACGTGCCTGTCATCCTCAGCCAATGCTTTGCCTGCCTTGACCAGTAGCCGGATTACTTCCGGATGCGAGCCCAGGCTCGTCTGGTCAAGCAGGGCGCGCAGTTCAGGGCTGCCGAATTGCTCGAGGGCCTTCTTGGCTACCCCGAGGTTTTCCTGGAACTTGTCGCCGCCGAATTCCTTGTCGGATTTCGCGGCTTCAATCCATCCCTGCTGAACTGCCGTGATCTGCTCCTGCTGGCGGGTCGCCAGAATGGGAGCCATGGTCTCGAGCAGTTCCTGCGCTTTGTCCTGAGTCAGGCCGGCTTTCTTCGCGCCTTCGGAATACGCGCCGATCAGCTGCGCGTCGTACTCCTTGCCTTCCGGAGCCCGGAACTCGTAAGTTGCGGGGGCGGCGGGCGGAGGCGGTGCGACCGCCGGAGTAGCTGGCGGGGTGGCCTGGGCAGGGGGAGTTGCCGGCGGCGTCTCCACAGGAGGAGGCGTTACCGGGGTGGCATTGGCTTCAATTGGATTTGGGGCCGTCGCCGTTTCTGGCATTCGTAAACTCCTGGGCCTCGCGGCCCATCATCATGAAACTTTCTGGGCAATGGACCAGGAGTTGGGCATACAACCACCTGCCATACTCCTGCCGGCCCACGTTTCGGGACATGACTGTGGTATTGGCGTTGAAGGGATCCTGGAGCGGCGCCGCCTGCTCTAGAAGGCGCCAGATGAACCGGCGACCGCGCTTATCGCCCATGATCCACTTGAGGTCCGATACCTCTATCCGTTGGGCCAGGCGCACCCGTTCCTGGTGTTCTTCCCGGGCGCGAAACTGTGCCGGCAGGTCGAGAGGATCCACAATGTGGTGAATGTAGCCGCACCGTTACCGATTACGGGTACTAGGGCA